GTCCGGGATGGGCGGGGGGTGGACTTTTCGCCCCCCCCTGGGTGGCTGCCTGGTCGAGAGCCAGGAAAGGCGTAGCGCGGGCCGCAGCCGGGCCGCTGTTGTGCGATTGAAGGCCGCGTGATGCCGTGGCCTCAGCCTGAGTCTTGGCGCGATGGCAGGGCTTGCAGATGGTCTGCAGATTGGTGTCGTCGTCGGTGCCGCCCAGATGCTTGGGGACAATGTGATCGACCTCGTTGCCCTGGGTGATCAGGCCTAGACGCTTGCAGACCTGGCACAGGCCGCTGTCGCGCTTGAGGATGCGAGCGCGGACGCGATCCCAGAATGAGCCGTAGCCGCGCTCATGACGGCTGCCTCGACGCGCATCTGCAAACTTGCCTGGCACCACCTTGTGATCGGCACAGCGTGCCGATCCGTCGCGCACGAGCCGTCCACACCCTGCTGCTGAACACGGCTTGGGTGCGGCTTGGGGCATGGTGGACGCCAAAAACGACGGCGCCCCGTGATCGTGTGATCAACGGGGCGCCGGGTGGGTGGGCTGCGACCTGTATCGAGTCGCGGCTATCGCAAAGTTTGCCGGATTTAAGCAGAAATGTTTAAAGACTAAAACTGGTTTTTTGGCGGCAGATCGAACCAGCTCTCGACGATGGTCTTTTTGATAGGCACCACCGGGCACTTGACCTCTTGCACAAACAGATCTGCAAGCACGATATGGATGCGGCTCATGCGTTGACTCAGCGCAGACCGACCAATGCCCAGCTCTTCTTGAGCGACCCTCGATCCACGCACGTAATACGCCACCACGGTGTTTTGGTCTGGCTCATCGAGCTGCGCCACTGCGTTGTCAGTCTTACGGCACTCGTCTTGCCACGTCGTGATGGGTGCTCGAGGCTCACGGTATCCATCTCCCTCGTACTCCGTGCTGAGCAAGGTATCTCCATAGCGGCCAGTCACGCTCGACGAGTCCCTGCCCGAAATGCACCACTTAGCCCATCGGTCGAGCCGATCGTCTACCCAGTCAATCAGCGCCATGGTTCGCCACCTCATGGTTCCAGGCCATCATCGACGCGCTCAGATCAGCGCCAGCGAGCGGGCAAAGCGCCACTTCCTCATACACATTCATGGGGCGTTTGATACCCGGCACCTTGCGCGTATCCACCGCATGCAACCTGCCGCTCTGCACCAGGTTCTTCACGCCCTTGGCGATGCGTGCGATCTCAGCGGGGCCGCAGCCATGCTCGGGCAGCAGCTTGCTCGCCATGCCCACCAGATCGGCACTGGTGAAGCGAGTGATGCCGCTGGCCTGCAAATCTTCAATGGCCGCATCCAACAGTGGCAGCACCGCCATGTTCTTGCGCCGCCCGGCTACATACGTTGAGGTGTTCATACTTCTCCTCGACTGTTTGGGAAGGGTGTGAATCGACTGTGAGCAGTTCCCTTCCCACGGAAAGCCGCACCAAATAAGGCTTTGCTCTGTTTGGGAAGGGTGTGAAGGGTTAATTGCATGGGTTACACCGAAATCCGCACCCGTTATCCGCGCTGTGCGACGCCTGCTCGCGCACGCACACGCGCACACACATAGCCAGAGATAAACTGCTCACACCCTTCCCAATCGGCGCAAACCGTTATCTGGCGCGGGTTAGCGTGGGAAGGGAACTGCTCACAGACCATTCCCAAACAGGGCCGACTGCTCACACGCGCGATCACATCGACCTCCGTGCGGCTTCGAGCAGCTCGTGCGTGGCCACCTGGAACAACTTGATCCGGCGGTTGAATGAGTCTTCGTGTCGCGGATCGAGCGGATCCGGATCGAGCGGCTTGGCATCGGCTTCGACGAGGCGCTCGATCTCCGGCTGGACGAAATACACGAGCGCCTGCTGCTTGCTGGTGAACTCATCGTGCACGCTGGCACCCTTTGGCGCCCACTCGCCGGTCATGACCTGCTTTTCGCTGTAGGCATTGATTCGGATGGTCTTCTTGGGCGGCGCGTTGAGCTTTTCTAGGCAGGTGGTGATCGTTGTGCCGAACGCGGTCGACGAGGCGATGAAGCGCTCGCCGTTGAGCTTGCACCAGGCCTTGAAGGCGGCGTACAGCTCGCGCGCCGTACACGTCACGAAGGGCAGGCCTGCTAGACCCTTGCGCCAGAACTCGAAGAAGCGGCGGTCTGGCGTCATCGACAGCGTCACCAACGCCATACGCTCGCGGTTTTCGAACGGCCGGGTGTACTCGTTGAACCCCGTCGTGTCATAGGCCAGCAAATAGGCCATGAACGCACGCGCGCCGCCGGCGGCAAATTCGGCTGACAGGGCCTCGAAGTATTCGGGCGGGTGCTCCTGCTCCACCTTGATGACCGTGAAGCGCCGATCGGTGTCGTTCAACAGCATCGGGATCTGGCTGTTGCTGTGGAACACGAAGTTCGTGTGGTTCTTCTCTTGCCGCAACGGCAGGTTCTTCTCGTTGATCTGGATCGTGGCGTTGGTGATCATATTCTGGATCAGGCCCTGCAGGTGTGCCCGGTCTTGCCGGCTCAGCACCTCTTCAGCCACGCAGAACAACATGCCCGATTGCCACCCGTTGAATTCGCTCTCGATCTGCCTCTGCGTGATCGTGCGGCTGTACTTGCCGTAGATCTCGCGCATGAGGTCTGAGATCAAGCTCTTGCCCGTGCCCTCGGTGCGGCCATAGATGATCACGCTGGTGCGCATCTTGGCGCCCGGGTGCTGCAGCGGGTAGGCCAGCCAGCACAGCAGCCAGTGCAGCAGCTGGTGGTCTTCGCCGCACAAGAAGTTCAAGTGCCGCAGCGCCAGCGTGCAGTCGCCTTCAGGGTCCGGCTCGGTCTGCAGGCCATCGAACAGATTGATCCACTCCGGCGCCTGGGCCTTGAGCGTGGGGTCAAACACCACATGGTTTTGCGGCACCATGCGCCGGCCCGAGCTGGCCAGCCACGAATCAACCTGCTTGCCATAGGCCGCCTTCATCGCTTCGAGGCGGATGATTTCGCGCACCACGGCATCCCACACCGTGGTCGTGCCATAGATGAGCGTGAAGCGCTCGAACCACGACATGCCATCAGCCTCGCCAGCCGGCGCCGCCCCCTCCGTGCCGCCTTGCGGGGCAACGTTCGCGCGTTTTTTGGCAGGTGCGGGCTCCTCAAACTGGCGCAGCAAGGCCTCTCGCACGGCCTCCAGGCTCGTCTGGCACAGCAGGTCATTCCAGTCGGTGCCTGGGTCGTCTGCGTGCTCAAAACGCGGCGCCAGCACGACGGCCTTATGACGCTTCGCCGCCGATGCCGCCTTGGCCATGCCCGCGTTCTCGATGCGCCAGAGCTGGGGCACGTTGCCGGCCGACGAATCGGTGACGTAGCCCTCAATGCGCGGCGGTCCGCCGTTGGGGTCGTCTTTCCAGCCGGCCTTCAGCGTGATCGTGATCGGGTCGCCTTCCGGGGTGGGCAACTGCCACTCCCGTTCACCCAGCCGTGCCAACTCCTTGGGTGAGGCGGTCACGCCGAGCTTCAGCAGCCGCTCGCACAAACGCTGCAGCAAGTGCCGGTCGTCATCGGCCAGCACCACGAACTTGGCGTCGGGGTAGAGCTTGCGCCAGGCCGCGATCACCACCTCAAGGTTGCCCGCGTCAAAGCACGCCACCACCGGCCAGCCAACGGCCATATGCGCAGCCGCGCAGGTGGCATAGCCCTCGCCGAACGCGATCGGCAGGTCGGGCCGCACGTCACCGATCAGGTGAAAGTGCCCCTCCTTGATCGTGCCCGTGCCAAACAGCTTTTGCCCATCGGCGGCGATGTACTGCAGACCGTGCAGCTTGCCGTCCAGATCGCGCAGCGGCACCAGCAGGCGGTCGTTGAAGCCCACCCTCAGCCCGAAGGCCGACACGCGCTTCTTCTCAAGGTAGCCGTGGCGCGGCCCCGCGTTCGCATCGCGGGCCTTGTCCCACATGCGCTGCGCTTTGGTCGCGGCCGATTCGGCATCCTTCGCCCGCTCGGCCTCGGCGGCCTTCTGCGCCGCCTTCCGAGCTTCAAGCTCAGCGGCCCGCTCAGCGGGCGACCAATCGGCCTGGCTGGCTTCCACATCCCACTTGTCGCCACGGTTGCCAAAGGCGCCCGTGATGTACACCTGCCCGCTTTTGGGAGAGCGGTATTCAAACAGCCGCGCCCAAGCAGACTTCTTCTTGCTGTTGCCCGGGTTCCATCGCAGGTAGCGAGTGAACGCCACCCTCAAGTCCACCGAGTGCGGCAGGTCGATGCCGACCATGCGCATCTGGTGGATCACGTCATCGAGTGACTTGGCCATGGCCGCCCCCGATCAACGTGCGCGGCGAGGCTGCAGGGCAGAGAGCTTGTTTTGCAACTGGGCGAGCTGCGCCACCGATTCAACGAACTGGCGTTGCAGCTCGGCGGCCTGGTCTTCGACCGGGATATAACGCGGCACTTCGTAGCCACAGTCGGCGGCGATGAAATCCATCGCACTGTGAAAGCCTACCTTTGCTGCCTCGCGCAAGATCCACATGACCTGGCGCACATCGAGCTTGTCGCGGCGCTCGGGGTTCAGGCAGTCACGCAGCCAGTTGGCCGCGTTGTCGGAGGTGAGGTCGGGCTTGAGCTGCGAGCCGACCTTCTTCATCCCACCCAGGGCTTTGATGGCATCTTTGAGGGCATCTTCAGTGCTGTCGTAGCAGGCGGCGATAGTGGTTTGCATCGTGTTCTCCGAACGGTTTGAAGCCGGCGTCTGGGCGCCGATCAGGGCTTGTCCGTGGCTGTCCGAAAAACACGGACATCCACGTACAGCGAAAAACGGACAAAAAAAAGCGCAGCGGCCAAACTGGCGGCATGCGATATGCACCGACCCAAAAAACACCCGCCCACCTGAGCCGTGTAGGCCGAGGAGACATAGGCCGTGCTCAGGCGGGCGCGGCCCTGCGCGGCCGTGGCGTGGGTGAAAGGGTCAATGCGGGGAAATGGCGGGCGCCCCGCAGCGTGAGAGGATTGGTGTTCCACCATCAAACCAGCCACGAAGGGGGCACCCATGGACAACAACGAAGCCATCAATGCCCTGGGAACGCTTTGCCTTTCCCAAGAAGCACGCCTGAACGCGCAGCAAGTCGTGCTCGATGCAATCATCGGCACGCTCCACTCAATGGACACGGCAGACCGGCATCTGATTCAGACGCTTCGCACTCATGTGCTCGGGGCCGCTGCTCATTCGACCGCACGGGACAACCCAGACACGGCATCTGCGTTCCAGGGCCAGATTGCGCGGACGCTGAAGAATTTGGACGTGCTGCTAGGAGCTTGAAATATTCATGGGCTCCGGAGCGCGGCATGGATGCAACTCGCTGTATAGACTTGATCAGTGATCGAGTGGTCCGTTGGCTACGCATCGCTTACCTCGCCAACTGCCGACGGCGCGGCGATGCGCAACATCAAAGCCCGGTGATGCCGCCAGTCGACGTCAGGATTCAGCTGCTCGCATGTCACCGTGTGCTCACACAGCACCTCAATCTCGGGGCAATATTCCATGGGCACCGGGACGTTGGGCTTTCTCCAATGCCAAAGATGGCCGAGCTCCAGCTTTTCGCGGCCCGGGCGTTTTTTGAGTTCTGCAAGAAGCTTCGATGGGCCTCCTACGAACTTGATGGCTTGATTGAGTGCGTCCATGGTGTGCAAATAAGTTTGCAGTCTAAACGCAAATATATCTGCATGCAAACAACACAAAATTGTTTGCTATGACGTACCTACATCTTGGCGAAAAAGTAAGAGAGTGGCGCCTGGCCTCCAAGCTCTCGGTGAGCGGCCTTGCCCGCAAGGTTGGTACGTTCCGTCAGAACATCGAAAACCTCGAAGAAGGTGAGGTCGCCCAGCCGCGATATGCGCCAGCACTTGCCAAGGTCATGCGGGTGACGACAGACGAGCTGCTGGATCTCAGGCTGCCTGCACCCAAACCCCCTGATGGGGGTGACGCGGGCGACCCCATTGCAGGTAAGGTAAATGCAAGTTACAACGCGAGCCCCGCTGTTGTTGAGCCGAAGTCCGTGCCATTGCTTGCAGTACCGCCAGACGAACACAGTGTTCGTGAACCTTCGTCGTCTTACGTTGCCTCCACAGGAAACGTCGGACCAAATGGCTATGCACTTAAGGTATCTGGAAACAGCATGTTGAACCCGCTTGGCGCACCAAGCTTTCCAGACGGATGCACCATCTTCGTAAATCCTGATTTGGACTGCGTCCCAGGGAAATTCGTAGTTGCAACCCTCGGCAATGGAGCCGATTACATCTTTCGCCGGCTGATCAAAGAGGGCAACCGTTTGCTGCTCGAACCGCTTAATCCGAGGTTCGAGATCGAAGCCATGGATGCGTCGTTGAGACTGGTTGGTGTCGTAGTCGGCGCCGCGTTCGACGTGTTCTAAGGAGGCATATGGTGGTCTTGTTTCTGTCTTGGATCGCCTTCTCCGTGTTGGTGGGCGTAGCTGCCAATTCACGCGGGCGTCAGTGGGCACCTTGGACGCTGCTTTCGCTGTTCACCAGCCCGCTGTTTGGCATCTTGCTGCTGCTCGCGCTGGGTGCTCCCAAGCCAACGGCCAGCACCCATAAAAAGTGCCCAGCATGCGCAGAGTGGTGCGCCAATGAGGCTCGTATTTGTAAGCACTGTGGCAATGCATTTCCAGCAGGCGAGACTGCGGCCACGACACCGCCGCGCCCTATCGATACAGGCGAGTTTCGCGGATAGCCTGACGCCTGCAAAATAGTTTGCACATAGCAAATTAGTTTGCTACATTGCCTCCAGTCCAACGACTGGAGGCAAACATGCATGCATCCGCTGGCCATCCGGCCACCACGCCCGCACCACTGCGGGCCAATTCCCCTCTCGTTACCAACATCCGCCGCCGCTTGGAACGGTGGGAGCTGCCGCATCTTCGCGAGCTGGCCGCCCGGCAAGCCGAGCAGATCGAGCAGCTGCAGGCCGAGCTTGAAGACACGCAGCGCCGCCTGAATTGGGCCGAAGACTGCGCCGAGCAGTGGCGCGAGCAAACCGTGCAGGCGCTGAACGACGCCGTTGACGCAGACCCCGAACGCCTCTGCATCGGGCTCACCCAAGACGGCAGGGTGGCGGTCATGGTGAACACGACGCCCACGCCACACGAGTTCGGCACCCATCTCGCGATGGCCGCATGAGCCTCGCCCACATTCCGCCACAAGGCGCCCTCGTGGCGCTGGGCCTTGCATTGGTGGCCGCTCTCTTGGCCGCCATTGCCGCCCGCTGGCTCAACCACGTCGACACCGAAGGCGACGACTGGCACGACTCCGTCGAGCAGTCGGGCTTTGCCGTGCCCGACGCGCCCACCCCTGCAGTACCTCAACCTGGAGACCACCATGCTTGACCACGACTCGGGGCGCCCACACCCCAGCCTTGTCGACCTGGCCGCGCACCGCGCCGCCCGCCCCACCATCGACCCCATCCAGCTGCACTGCCGCCGCCCGGTGTGGCAGCCGGTAACGGTGAGCGACCCCGAGGCCGCGCTGCGCTCGACCATTGCCCAGGCGACGCGCCAGCCGGTGAAGCCCACCGCCCGCACCGCCGACATGAGCCTCGGCATCGACCAGGCGCTCGAAGACGCCGACCAGCAAGGCTACGTGCGCGGCCATGCAGACGGCCTGGAGGCCGCCGTGCTGTGCGAGCGCATCGACTGGTATGCCATGGGCGCCATCAGCGGCGTGATCGGCGTGTGGGTGGTGCGCAGCGTGCTGCCCGTCGTGATCCAGGGCCTTGATCAACTTTTGGGGTGGCTGCTGTGAGCGCGCCGCAAACCGTGCGCGTGGCAGAAGGCACCCGCACCGTGCGGCTGCGGCTCGACGTGATCGAGTACCGCGCCTGCCAACTGTGCGATCACGGCCGTGCCAGCAAGGGACAGAGCTGCGCCTACCCCGATGCACCGGCCGGCAACAGCGTGCAGACCATGCGCGACATCGGCGGCCCCTGCGGCCCCGAGGCGCGCTGGCTCGACTACACGGGCCTGAATACGCCCGCGCGTGCCTGAGGCTCACCATGGCACGCCGCGCACCACCGCCACGCATCGAGCCCACCGAGGCCCAAATGCGTGCCGCCTACAGCCAGCAGCACTGGCGCCACCGGCACACATTCGACGAAGCCATGGCCGACGAATCGCTGCGCCGCGTGCTGCGCATGCTGGCCGTGCAAGCGGCTCGCGTCGCCCTGCGGCGCCAGGCCATCCAGGCCTGTCAAGCCGTGCGCACCCGTGCGCTGCCCACCCATCCCCCCACTTTCGACCGCAAGCGCGCCGCCGCCGGCGAGCGCGAAGACGACTGACCCCACCCGGAGATCACCATGACCATCTTGATCGGCCTCACCGGCCGTGCCCATAGCGGCAAAGACACCGCCGCCAACCTGCTCGACGCCATCTGCCTGGCCGCCGGCATCAACATGCAGGCCTACGCCTTCGCAACCCCCATGCGCGCGGCCCTGCGCACCCTGGGCGTGCCCCAGCGCTACATCGAGCAGCCCGAGCTCAAGAACGAGCTGATCCCCGAGCTGGGCGCCAGCTACCGCCAATTGATGCAAGAGCTGGGCGACATGGGCCGCAAGCTGCTGCCCGACTTCTGGGTGCGCTACGTGGCCCGCTCCATCAGCAACCTGCCCGACGGCGTGGGCCTCATCGTCATCACCGACGTGCGCTACCCCAACGAGGCCGAGTGGATCCGTGCCAACGGCGGCGTCATCGTGCAGCTCAACCGCAAGGCCGCGCCCGAGGTGCGCAGCCACAGCAGCGAGCAGCACTTTGCCGAGCTGCAGGCCGAGTACGTGATCGACAACAACGGCACCCTGGCCGAGCTCGAAGCGCGCCTGGCCGCGCTGCTCGTGAATCTCGACGCCACGGCTCAAGCACTTGGCCAAACGCAGCAAGCGGAGGCCGCATGACGCACGCCCGCTACCCCATCAGCGCCGACACCATCCAGCTCACCGCCAGCGGCGTCGCCGTCGACCTGCGCTGGCCCACGCCAGATCAAGTGCGCATCGAAGACATAGCCGCTCAGCTGGCCAAGATCAACCGCTGGAATGGTGCAACCAGCCGCCCCATCAGCGTGGCCGAGCACAGCCTGCTGGTGGTCGACATCATGGAGCGCGACATGGGCATCACCGACCCCGCCGCGCTGCTCGCCGGCCTGCTGCACGACGGCGGCGAATACCTCAGCGGCGACGTCACCCGGCCGATCAAGCTGCTCATCGCCCCCGCGTATGCGGCCATTGAGATCCCGGCTCAGCGCACGGTCAACGTGGCGCTGGGCGTGCGAACAGCGGCCCACACCTACGCGCAGCACATCAAGGTCGCCGACGACCGCGCCATGGCCACCGAGTACCGCGACCTCATGCCCAAGCACGAGCTGTTCGACCAGGCCATCGCGCACATCAAGCCGGTCGACTGGGTCAACCTCAACAACCAGACCGACTTCGACTGGCAGGACTGGGCCGCGGCGTTCGAAGCGCGCCACGCCGACATCGTCTTCGCCCTGCAGCTGCGCCAGCAGCAATTGGGTGCGAGCACCGATCACGACCTGCAGCACCACTGACCCCCAGCCTGATCCCTCGGAGCACCCCTTGACCACCACCCCTCTCAACCCCACGGCAGATGCCACTCAGCGCCTGCCCCTGGCCCGCATCGTCCCCAGCCCCTTCAACCCGCGCAAGCGCATCAAAGAAGGCCCGCTGGGCGAGCTGGCCGACAGCATCAAGCTGCACGGCGTCATGCAGCCCATCCTCGTGCGGCCCATCGCGCCACCCGTGCAAGAAGGCGACCCGCCCACGCACAGCATGTTCTACGAGATCGTGGCCGGCGAGCGCCGTTGGCGCGCGTCCACCATCGCGGGCATCGACGACATCCCCGTGGTCGTGCGCGAGCTCACGCCGATGCAAGCCATGGAGCTGCAAGCCGTTGAAAACGCCCAGCGCGAAGACCCGCACCCCATCGAAGAGGCCGAGGGCTTCGACCACCTCATGAACCCGCCCACAGGCGAGACGGGCTACACGCTCGACCAGGTCGCCAAAGCCGTGGGCAAAAGCGTGGCGCACGTGCGCGAGAGCGTGGCCCTGTGCCGCCTCATCCCCGACGCGCGCGACGCCTTCTTTGCCGACGCGCTCACCAAAGGCACGGCGCTGCTGATCGCCCGCATGCCCGTCACCCAGCAGGCGCCCGCGCTCAAGAAGCTGCTGGCCGCCATCAAGGCCAACGGCGGCACACCGCTCAGCAACAAGGCCGCCAGCGAGCTGCTGCAAGCCACCTTCATGCTGCGGCTGGCCAGCGCACCGTTTGACAAGGCCGACGCCCAGCTGCTGCCCGAGGCCGGCGCCTGCACCACCTGCCCCAAGCGCACCGGCGCCAACCCCGACCTGTTTGCCGACGTGCCCAACGCCGACACCTGCACCGACCCCGACTGCCACACAGCCAAGTGCAAGGCCGCGAGCGAAGCACGGGTGGCCAAGGCCCAGGCAGACGGCGTCGACGTGCTGCGCGGCGCCGATGCACGAGCCGCGCTCAAGTTCGGCGACACCAGCGACGCGCTCACCGAATACGTCTACCTCGACAAGCCCCTGCCCGAGCTCACCGCCAGCGACAAGACCCTGCGCAAGCTGCTCGGCCCCGACTTCAAGGCCCCGGTGCTGTACGAGCACCCGGCCACGCTGACGGTGCGCGAGGTGGCCACGGTCGACACCATCAAAAAGGCGCTCGACGCCAAGGGCCTGCTGCCCAAGCCAGCCAAACCCAGCAAGACAGCCAGCCCCGGCCCCAGCCAGGGTAAGCCTATGCCCGTCACCGAAGCCGCCCGAAAGACCGTGATCGCCGAAGCCTGGCGGTCCGACATCTTCAAGCAGCTGCACCACCGCCTCACCGACGGCACCGGCCACGGCCTCACGACACGCGTGCGGCAACTGCTGGTGGCTGACCTGGCCAACATGTATGTAGGCAAGGACGAGTGCGCTCTGCTGAGCCAGGCCTGGGGGCAAGCATTCGAAGAACACCAGGACATCGCGGACTTCGCGCTGAGCGCTACCGACGAGACCCTCGACAACCTCATCATCGAGCTGCTCTACCTCTCGTGCCTGGGCAACTCCTGGGGCGATGACACCGTGATCATCGCCATCGCCACCGACCCCGAGCTGGGTGCCTTGCCCGTGGCACAGGCGCAAAAGCAGGCTACTGCCATCTTCGATGGCCTCACCAAGGCCTATGAAGCCCTGGCCAAGCAGAAAGACAAGGCCAAGCAGGGTAAAACCAAAAACCCCAGCAAGGCTATCCACCCCTCCAATGTCCCGCCGCCGGCAGGCGAATCATCCGCGCCCAAAACAGCCGGCAAGGCCAAGGCGCTCACCAGCAGCGCTGCCGCGCCAGCAGCCAAGAAGACCAGCCAGAAGGACGCAGGGGCCGCGCCTTCGGCGCCGGCCCAGGGCACCCCAGCCAGTGCCGGCTCCGCCGGCAAGCATTGGGTGGGGCAGCACGTGCGCATCAAGGCCAGCAAGAAGATCGGCAAGATCACAGCTATCCGCGAAGACGGGCTGCTCACGGTCGACATCACTGACCGCGCCGAGGGCGTGGCGTGGCCCTTCCCGCTGAAGGTCGACGTCGCATCGTGCGAGGTCGAGGTGCTGGAGGGGCAGGTGCGGCCTGAGGAGCAGCAGGCGAAGGATGGTGCGTGATGGCTGAGAACACCGCAATCGAGTGGTGCGACCACACCTTCAATCCGTGGGTCGGCTGCACCAAGGTCAGCCCCGCATGCGATCACTGCTACGCCGAGAGCTGGGCCAAACGCAGCGGCTCGGTGGAGTGGGGGGGCGAACGCCGGCGCACGACTCCCGCCAACTGGCGCAAGCCGCTGCAGTGGCAGGCCAAGGCCGCCGAGTTTCAAGCACTGCACGGCCGCCGCCAGCGCGTGTTCTGCGCGAGCCTGGCCGACGTGTTTGACAACGCCGCCGCGCCGCAGTGGCGCGTTGATCTATTTCGACTTATCGCCATGACGCCGAGCCTGGATTGGCTTCTTCTCACGAAGCGGATTGGCAATGCGAGCGAGATGATCAAGCAGGCGGTTGATGGCGCTAGCTGCGCGCGGTTGCCGACAAAGACGCCGCAGTGGCCTTGGCCGAACGTATGGATAGGCGCCACAGTCTGCAATCAAGAAGAAGCTGACCGCGACATTCCCAAGCTGCTTCAGGTGCAGGCTCGTGTGCGCTTCTTAAGCATCGAGCCGATGCTCGGACCGATTAGCTTCAAGGGCATGTTTGCCAACCCCGAGCGGATCAACGAAGGCACCAACGCGCTCGAAGAGCTTGATTGGGTGATCTGCGGTGGCGAGAGCGGGCCCAGTGCACGCCCGATGCATCCCGACTGGGCTCGCAGCTTGCGCGATCAGTGCGCGGCGGCCGGGGTGCCATTCCTTTTCAAGCAGTGGGGCGAGCACTTGGCGGGCGAGCTGTGCCCGCACCCTGACTATGCAGACGACGCAGTCAGTGCTTGGCGACTCGACCAGGCCGGCAGGCGGTGGCATGACCCACTGGAAGGTCTGAAGCCAATCAGCCAATGGGCGCCCATCAAGTTCATGAAGGCAGGCAAGAAGACAGCCGGCCGCCTGCTCGACGGCATCGAGCACAACGGATTCCCGGAGCAGCGCCATGCATGAAAAAAGCAAGATGCTCCGCACCACCGACATCGGTCTCGAAAAGCTCTGCTCGAAGTGCGACCAGTGGTGGCCAGCCGACACCGACTTCTTCCACGCCGACCCAGCCGGCACGGCGCGGTTGTTCTATTGCTGCAAGGCCTGCTACCAAGAGCACTTCGGCCTGGCGCGGCGCACCAAGCAGGGCCGCAAGCCCATCGAGCCAGCAGGCCCTACACCGGGCGAGCTCGTGCTGTACCAGGCCATGGGTCAGCCGGTGTCGGTTGATCGCGTGTGGCTTGTTTCTTGAGGAGTCGACATGAAAAACGGATTTTCAGTGTTCGAGACACTGATCGTGATCGCCGTCATTGCGCTCATCGGGCTCTTTTTATGGAGCGCTTCCAAGGCGCACGATGAGTTTGAAAAGGCCTGTGATCTGTCTGGTGGCACCACGGTGTGGGATGGCCGTCAAAACCAATGCATCAAGCGTCCGATCGACGCACATTGATCAACTTCACCACCCCTTACGTTCGAGCTAACCGCGCCAATGACGGCGCTACAGGAGCATGAAGATGGAACAAAGCAACCCGCCGGCATTGGTCCGGTTGAGCGAGGGGTTAGGCGCGCTGGTGGAGCAACTTGCAACGCTGGCGCGCCGAGGGCACTACCACTGCGAAGACCCGTGGTACACATGCCCAGCGCACCCAGACGGCAGCGCGAACGACGATAAGCCCGCGGGCGTTTGTGACTGCGGGGCCGACGCTCACACCGCCGCAGTAGAGGCGCTGCAGGCGCGGATTTCCGGCATTCTGCAAGGCCAGAGCGCTGAGGTTCGCGCCGCTCAGGCAAGCAGCGGCATGCAGAGTGCTGAGGCGATGGGCACAGACCGATACCGCGTGACGCGCACGGCGTTCTGGTGGCGCGTGGCGATTGGCGACGGACAGCAGACCGTGGGCCGATGCCACACCGAGGCTGAGGCAGAGCGATTGGCAGCAGCACTGCGGACAGCGTTTCTCGACGGTGCCTTCGTGGTGGCGCAACGCAACACCATGCGCGAGCTGGGGCAGCTTGTGCAAGAGCAACGGCGCTCGCGCGTCACCCCTGCGCCGCATGCCTGAAGCGCCTAACCCCATTTAGACATCACTCCACATGACCAGACCCGACCACATGGCTAGATCTGCCTGTCCAAAGGACTAGATGTGGAAAGCCATGCAGCAAATGCTGACCCACGATTTGTAAGCCACTTCTACCCACCCCTTACCATGTCCCCCACGCCAGACCCCCGCGCCGCCGCCCGCTCTCAGCTCATCCGACTGCTTGCCGAGCGCCTGGTGCGCGACGCCCTGGCCGAGCAGGAGACCAAGCAGCATGACCCTCAAAGCAGCCCTGTACGCGCGCTACAGCACCGACAAGCAGCGCGAAACGAGCATTGAAGACCAGCTGCGCGCGGCACGCGCGCGGGCCGAGCGGGAAGGGTGGGCCATCGTGGCCACCTACACCGACGAAGAGGTGAGCGGCTCCACGCCTGTGGCGCTGCGACCAGGCGGCAAGGCCTTGATGGCCGGCATCCTCGCCATGCGCTTCGAGGTGCTCATCGTCGAGGGGCTGGACCGCCTGAGCCGCGAGATCGGCGAGCAAGAAAGCCTCGTCAAGCGCGCCGAGCACCGCGGCATCCGCATCATCGGCACGGCAGACGGCTACGACACCCAGGCCAAGGGCCGCAAGGTCATGCGTATCGCACGCGGCCTGGTCAACGAGCTGTACCTCGACGACCTGCGCGCCAAGACCCACCGGGGGCTGGCTGGCCAGATGGAGCGCGGCTTCAGCGCGGGCGGCAAGGCCTACGGCTACACCACCGAGGCCACGCCCTCCGGCAAGCGCCTGGTGATCGACGAGACGCAGGCGCAGCACGTGCGCGCCATCTTCGAGCAGTTTGCCGATGGCCACAGCGTGCGCGAAATCGTGCGCAAGTTGAACGATCAGGGGGTGCCAGGCCCACGGGGTGGCACATGGGCCGTTAGCGCCGTGCAGGGCAGCGCAGAGCGTGGCCTGGGCCTGTTGCACAACGAGCTCTACACCGGCCGCGTGATCTGGAACCGCCGCCAGTGGCTCAAGTGCCCCGACACCGGAGCACGCCGCTACGTCGAGCGGCCCGAGAGCGAATGGCAGGTGCGAGACGACCCCAGCCTGCGCATCATCGACGCCGAGCTGTGGCAGCGCTCGCGCGACCGCATCACGCGCCGCACCATTGGTGCCGACACCGCCGGCCCCGGCCGCAAAGGCGGGCGGCCGGCTCGCACGCTTTTCAGCGGCCTGCTCAAGTGCCCCAAGTGTGGCGGCGCCGTGGTGGTGGTCAATACCTGGGGCTACGGTTGCGCGGCGTTCAAAGACCGCGGGCCGGTGGCCTGCACCAACTCATCGATCGTGTCGCGCGCCAACCTCGAGCGGCGCCTCATGTCCGAGGTGCGCGAGCAGCTGCTGCGCCCGGCCGAGCTCGACGAGCTGCAGCGCCAGGTGCGCGACGTGCTGGCCAGCGTGCGGTCCGAGGTCTCCCGAAACGAGCGCGGCGTCCGCGCGCGCCTCGGGGAACTGACCAAGGAAATCGACAACCTGGTGGGATCTATTGCCATCGTGGGTATCAGCCCAGCCATCGCAGCCAGGCTGAAAGCGGCTGAGGCCGAGAAGGCGACCATTGAGGCCCAGCTGGCCAGCAATTCGCCATCGGCAGCATCTGCCGCCGTCGACAACGTGATGGGGCGCTACAAAGCGCTGCTGCTGAATTTGACCGACGCCCTCAGCGCCGAAACAGACCGCGAACACACCCGCCGCCTGCTGGGCGAGCTGATCGGCGCCGTGGTGGTAGGCCGAGACGAAGAAGGTGCCTACGCCGAAATGACAGAACCCGCCGAACGGCTGCTTGTGGCAGCCGGTGGCGGGTTCGTAGATAACCGTGGTTGCGGGGGCGCGATATTGAGGTTATCTACTCGTCGAATCAGGCTCTAGGGCCACCGCACCCCTGCCATAGGCCGCACGATCACCCGCAACTGCTCAGGGTCTGGCGGCTCGGACTTGCGCTTGCGGTCTGCGCTGTCGTCGTGCGTCCAGCCATGCAGCGCCTTGAGCGCATCCAGCCCTGCCGGCGTGAGCTGCAGCACCGTGCCGCCCCACCGCTTTTCGCGCAGGGTGCGCAGCGCCTGATTGATCGTGGGCAGCGGCACGCCGGCCTCGATGAGCTGCTCGCGCGTCGCCGGGCCGGCGCTCAGGATCTCCATCACCCGATGCAGGCCGCCGCCACGATAGATGGGCGGGATCTGCCGGCGCTTGGTGGTCACTTCGGTCTCACTGCGTCGAGCATGGCCGCATCGGGTACCCATACGGCGCGCAGCTTGGGGTCACTGTATGGATCGAGGCCGAAAGCCAGATCGTCGGTGCTGGGGCTTTGCAGCCAGAGCGCGATCAGGCGATGCGCGGCCCACTGCCCCAGGCACGTCGAGCGCGTGCAAGCGGCGACATAGACCTCGGTGCGGCTGCACCACCAGCCCACCCACATGCCTGCCTGGTTGACGTTGCCCACCCAGGCGGTGCCGGAGCCTCCCACGTTGGCGGGCAGGCACGATGGCGCGGCAGCCTGGGACAGCATTGGTGCCAGCGCGATCACCAGCCAGATCAGGGCGCGGCGCATCATTTGGCCGCCTTCGCCAGTAGATCAGTCTTGCGGCCACTGTCGTGAGTGGTGCCGAACCAGAAGGCCATGACCATGCCCCAGCCGGTGGACAGCGAACCGAGCATGAGCAGCAGGGCTTGAGAGTCGCTCACGTGCAGCTGGCCGGTCAGCATGCCCAGCAGCAGCCCGAAAAAGCCCAGCGTGACCAGCACCGACAGCGCGGCAGGCACCCAGCTGCGCTGCGCCACTTGCATGGCACGTGCATCACGCCGGTCACCGGCGGCCAGCGCTTCGAGGTCGGTGACCTGTTTGAAGCCCAGGGCCTGCATCTGCAGGGCGAAGTCGTTGTCGGCCTTCTTGATGGCGAGCATCTGGTCGGGCGTGACACCGGCCAGCGCCTGCTTGATCGTGGCTTCGCTCGCCTGGTCAATGCCCAGGGCCTTGCCCACGGCATCAACGGCCAGACCGCCCAGCGGGCCACCCAATGCGGTGCCGATCCACGGCGCCACGGTGGCGATGATGTTCTTCCAGTCCATGCAATTCACTCCTATGAAAAAGCCCGCGCATGGCGGGCTTTTGTTGGGCGCGATCGATCAGGCCTGGGCGGGCGTGAAGTCGACGAAGTACTCTTTGCCGGGCACGAAAGCCGCAGAGGCTGCCGCGTTGAGCGTGCTCAGATCAATCGACGCGCTCGGCGTCCACTTGAAGAACTCCTTGTTTTCATCGCTGCCGCTGGTGACGGCAGCCAGCTTGACGGTCTTGATGCCACCCTCGGACTCGGTGATCTGGGTGCACTTGAATTTGGCTCGGACAGTAGACATGGTTTCTCCAATAAAAAAGGCCGCTTTCGGCGGCCCGGGTTGATGCGGCGACGTGCCGCGAAAGCGTGATCTATCTCAGCGCCGCCAGCGCCCGGTCGAAGGCTTGGCGGCGCTCGCCGGCGGCGACCATGCGGGGGCCGTTGATGGCCAGGGTGATGGCGTCGGTGTTGCTGGCGTCGGCCAGGTCGTTGAGGTGGTGGGTGCGCCAGAAGCTGGCCGCCGTGAGGCAGGCGTCGGCAGGCTGGGCCACCAGCTCGGGCTGGTCGAGGTAGGGGCGGCCCAGGTCGTGCTGAGCCCCTTCGTAGTTCGCTCGGCCGGTGATCTGGATCAGGCCTCGGCCTCGGTAGCGCCACCCGTCACCACTGGCCGCGTCGCCGTTGCCGTTGCGCAGGCTGTAGACGGTGTTGGCAAGCAGCTGGGGCTGGCGGCAGAGCCGGGCCGCGTCGGCCAGGTTGTGCACGCGGCTGGGCCACATGAGGCAGATGCGCTCGGGCGTGGTGTAGTACAGGCCCTCTTCCAGCTGCGAAAAGCCGCGCGACTCGACGATGAGTTGCGCGAGCCATGCGGCCTGGCGCAAGGGCGTGTCGATACCCAGTAGAGCGGCGGCCGCCGTGAGCGGGTCGGCGAAGGCCTTGGCCGCCGTGGGGCACACGCCCGCGGCGATGAGTTGGGCGGGGGTCATGGTGGGCTCACTTACCCGGTGGCTGGCCGCCGTGGGTGATGGCGTAGAACGCGCCCCAAATGGCCACGGCAGCGGCGGCCAGCTTGCCCAGCCAAGCCGCCGCCGTTCCGAGGCCGCCCAGCACGCGCAGGCCGGTTCGCCCAGCGTCGAGGATGTCGCGCACCTCAGATGTGACGGCGGTGTTTGCGGTGAGCTCGGTCTGCATGGCGTTCATGCGCCGAGCGCCCGAGTCAAGCCGCTCTTTCACGGCCTGCATGTCGGTCTGGAGTTGCTCGATCGCGGCATCGGCCGCACGGCGGTTGCGCTGGTCGTCGGGTGGCATGCAGGGTCTCCTTGATGGGCTTAAAAAAGCCGCCCCAGGGCGGCTGCGCAGAAGTTTGACGGCGCTCAGGTGCCGGCCGGGTACGCCGGCCGCGTGGGCAGCGGTTGCGTGGGGTCGCCAGTGGGGGCGCGCACCACGGCGCGCATGGCGTTGACGTAGGTCAGCCACTCAGCCGGGAAGGCCACGCCGGCCTTGAAGCAACGCAGGGCCACCATGTCGGATGCATCGAGCGCAGCCTGGGCTTGCGCCTGGTGCGCCGCCCATAGCTCGGCCGCCGTGGGGCCGGGGTCGGCGTCGAGGGCATCAGCGGGGGGCTCAACACCGACGTCATAGATGACATGCTCGATGCGATCGGGCGTCCAGTATTTGCGGCCACGGAAGTCCGGCACGATGACCCATGCAGCATCGACTAGCTTGGCCGCCTGATTCGGTCCATGTGGTGGTGGAGGCAGCGTGGTGGCGCCGAAGGGAGGCGGCATGAACTCGTCTGGGTTGCGAGGGTCTGGGTCGGCATCAGTCGTGCCGAGGTAGACGCCCGCTAGGTTGAAGTGGTGGTATTCGCTCATGATCAATAGGCCCGGATGATTGCGAGGTATGCAGCGTTGCGGACGAGGTTTTCAGAGCCGCCGATGGAGCGTGTTTTTTCCATGGCGCCGACGCCCGCGTCTTGCACGAAATTGCCGCCCCCACCGGTGCCGCTGCCGGTGGTCGAGTTGCAGCGGATATCGTGGTAGTGGGCCAGCAGCGCGTCGAGCTCATAGGAGCCCAAGCTGCGACTGGTATTGGTGGTGAACGTGCCAGATCCGTCGTGATAGCCCTTGTCTATCAGGCCGCGACCGTCTGGGATGCGGAATGTCGTGGAGCCGTCTCCCGTGCTAAATGAGCCCGGGTTGCTTGACCATGAACCGTCGGCGACGATGTTGCCGGACGCGTTGGCTGCCGCCCAGAGCTCGGGGTAAGAGGCGCGAGGCAAGAGCACGCCGTTGCGCTTAATCCATCCGGTCGGCGGTGTGGTGCCGGGCCAATAGCCCACCATGCCGATGGGTGCCTCGCCGCGCAGCCCGTTTCCAGGGTTGAGCAGCATCCACTTATTCAGGGTTCCGTCGAGGCGAAGAATCAAGGTGTGGCCTGCGCCTGCAATGTCGCCATACCCAAGTGAAGAGCCGGCACCCTTGACGATGGATAGAGCGGTGGTCGCATCTGCCTGGAACGTGGCTGCACCGGTATTGATCAATGAGGCTCGCACGTAGACGATGAGGCCGTCGACGAGCGTGGTGACCGCAGGCGTGAAGCTGGCGGTGAGTGCATTGGCGGTCCCAGACGCAACTGCGATCTGTGAGCTGGCGCCGCGGATCGAGTCGAATAGCTCAGCCAGCACAGTCTCGACGGAGCTGGCCGAAAACCGACCACCCGCATCCGCTACCGACACATCTGAAGCCTGCGCATTCGGCGTAGCCAGACCGATGACCCAGGAGGCGAAGGTGCCGGTGCCGGCCACTGCGTTGACGTTGACGGTCAACGCGCCGGTTGACGAGTCGTATGCCGTGATCTGACCCTGCATGCGGTTTGTGATCGATGCCGCTGAGACCAGATACACAAAGGCGCCCACCACCCAGGCCTTGCCGGCCGGTGCGGACAGCGACTTGGAGCCGGTGCCGATGGTCAAAGACGTAGTGCTGGTGCCGGTGGTGGCCACGAGCTGCAGGGACTGCTCAAGCGCATTGGCGGCGTCAGTCCAGCCCGCCAGCGCGGCGAGCAGCGCGTCGGCTCGCGCGGCAAAGTTGGATGGGTCATCGCGCGACGGCGCGGGGGGGAGGATAGGCAGCATCAGGTGAGCCCCTCAATGGTGATGGAACCGAAACACACCTGGTCGTACGACACATCGATAGACCAGTCCTTGAAAAAACCGTAGACGACCGACTGGTCGTACTTCTTGGCACCGATCCAGACCACGCTCTTGGCTCGCAGCGTTTGCAGCCGGCGGGCTACTTCGTCGACGGCGCCGGATCGAATGGCCAGCGGCACGGTCATGCGCTTGGCGAACGGCCGCTCGACGAGGGTGGTGACGCCGAATGCATCGGTGTCTTTCTTCGAGTAATCGACCATGCCCAGGCTCATGCCGTAGCGCGAGCCACCCAGGTCGTACAGCGAGCCCACCGCCACGGTGCCCACGCCGACGGTGCTGCCGCCGTGCACGGTGACCGTGATGTGGCCCGACGAGTAGGGCGGCAGATCGGTGATCACCAGGGTGCGCTTGAGAGTGATCGGTGCGAAGAAGTACTCGTACCAATCGCTCACGCCATCGCCAGCCGATAGGCTGATGGTGCGGCTGTAGACGGTGGTGGCGCCATCGGTCATGACGATGTCGACGCTGGTTGCATCGATGTCGAGCAACGCCAGGGCGCGCACCAGGCCGGGGGCGATGGTGAAGCTGATCGACGTGGCCCCCGTGCTGGTGGTGCCGGTGGCCTGGTCAAACATCGCCCATCGGTTGGTGGGGCCGACACGCTGCCAGTTGGCGGTGTCGAGCTCGGGTGCGGTGGCCGTGGTGCCCGCCACCAGGCGCTGGTACACGCTGTGCGTGGCAGTGCGGATCACGCGGTTGCCTACCGCGTAAGCCGTGGCCGCGTTCCAGGCCGCGTAGTCGGTTTCGGGCAGGGTTGACGACACCAGCATCGCGTCGGTGATGCTGACGGGATCGATGATTTGCATGGCGGTCAGGCGGCTGTTGTGGCCAAGGACGTGCCGTCTGGCGTGACGGCCTCGAGAATGCGCATCGTGCGGCCGGTGTAGGCCGCCAGCACGGCGCTTTGCGCGCGTTGGTCTTCGCGCAAGCTGGCCATCTCGCGGCGCAGCTCGCGCACCTCGGCGGCAGCCGCGGAGTCCTGGTTGCCGGCGGCCAGAATGCGGGCAGTTTGATCTGCGCTGAAGATGCGTGCCGGGCCGGTGGCTTCGAGCTCGCTGCCGCGCTCGCCCACGATGCGCCAACCGCCGCCGAAGTCGCCGCCCGAGGCGTAGCCCTTGAGGCGCTTGGTGGGGTCGCTGATGGCGTCGAGCGTGGCCTGCAGGCTGGCCAGTGTTTGAGCCTGGATCATGGCCACATCGATCGAGCTGCCGGCCGTGGCTTCAGCAGCCTTGAGCAGCGCCTGGCTGATGCTGGGCAGCAGATCGATGGCGGCCTGATCGCCGGCCCGGGCCTGGGCGGTGTTGATGGCGAAGTCGGCCTGCAGCTGCGCGATCGACTTGGTGGTGCCGCTGGAGCTCAAACCCTTGATGCGGTTGATCTCGGCGGTGATACCGCTGCCCACATCTTTGATGGCGTTGAGCAGGTCTGAGAACCCGCTCGACAAGCCCAGCACGCTGCCCAGCAGCTTCTGCCCGGCCTCGGTGCTGGTATCGATGCCCTTGACCAGCGAAATGAAGTCGGCGCCCGATTTGGGCAGGGCAAAGCCCAGTCGGCCGAACTGATCGGCCAGGCGCTGGGCATCGTTGCCGACCTTATCGGACTTGCTGAAGAAGCCGTCTTCGAAGGCCTTGACGGACTCTTTGAGCGCATCGAGCCCGCCTGCACCCCGCAGCAGGGCCGGGCCTACGGCCGCACCATCGAGACCCAGCAGCCTGAAGCTCAAGCGGGCATCGGTCAGGGTGGTGTAGGCATCAGCGATGTCTTTCGCGGTGCCATCGATCACGCCCAGCACGCTCGACACACCGCCCAGGCCATCGGCTGCCTGCAGGCTTTGGCGTACCAGCTCGGCCGCCACATCGCCCTGCGTGCGGTTGATGGCCGTCAGCGACACGGCCGACACGCCCAGGCGATCGAGCAGCACGGTGGCCGACTCGAAGCCCGATGCCACGCGCACCAGGGTTTCGAAGTAGCCCTCGCCGCTCTTCTGGAAGGAGGCGAACGACGAGTTGGCCGACAGGGCGAGGTTATCGGCGAACGCCCCGAACACAGCGGTGAGGCGCTCTTGAATCTGCGAGCCCGTCAGACCCTTGAGGCTGATTCGGCCCAGATCGACCGTGAGGCCATTGACACGCTGTGCGGTATCGGCAGCCGTAACGCCCAGCGCCTTGTTGGCGGTAATGACGCTGTCGTAGGTGTCGCGGATGAGGCCGGTGAACTGGTTGGACAGGCTGGCATCGATGGCGCCATATTGCGTGCTGGTGTTGCTGGAGCTGATCAGGCCGAAGAGAGACTTCTTCTTTTGCTCGACCGTTTGATACCCAGATACCGACACGCCACCGGCCAGCACATCGGCCAGCGATCGGCCGAAGAACTGCAGGCCGGAGTCTTGCAGGCTGACCTTGGTGGTGCCGAACAGCTTGCCCAGAATGCTGCCTGCGAGCTGTTGACCGATGCCCCCAAGCAGCAGTTTGTCGATGGCCGCGAACCCTGGGAACGACACCACTGCGCCGCTTTGCAAGGCCTTGATCAGGCCGCTGCGGTTTTGAGTCGTGCTGCCTTCGAACCCGGCACCCGTGATGAACGAGCCCGATCGAACGACCTGCCCGGCCACGCCCGCCAGAGCGCTCTCGATGTTGCGAAGCGAGGCCAGCATCTCGCCGCTGTAATGCATGGTGACGAGATCGACGTCTTTGAGCCGGTCGATGCTCTGCTTGATCGACTCGCTGGCCGCTGCCGGGTCGCCCAGCACCGTGCCGGTGCCCGTGTTGAGCGGCACCGTAGGCGACGAGCTGCCCTTGCCACCGAAGCCGCCCACGGCGAAGCCGAGCGCCGCCATGATGCCCGCCATGGCCGCCATGCGCGGGAAGGCGCTGTACGGGTCGCCATTGGCCTGGTTGACCACGCCCACCACGGCCTTGGCGGCACCCTCTGCCATCGTTTGGCCAATGCTGGCCAGCGAGCGCGCCATCTCGATGGCCCGCATGGCCTGCTCGGCGTTCTGCAAGGCCCGGTAGCCTTTGCTGCGCTCGTCGAAGAAGCCTTTGGCGGCCCCTGCGAGTGAGGCATACATGCCGATCTGCGTGACGGCGTGCTTGCGCTCGACGTTGGCAAGGTCTTCGGCGTTATCGCCCGCGGCGCGGCGTGCGTCGTTGTACTTGCGCTGCTCGACCGCCACGCGCTGCAGCGTCTCGGCGAAGACGCCCAGCGACTGCGAGGCCTTGTCGTAGCCGGCGGCGAAGTTGGTGATCTCGTCGGGCTTGAGGTAGTCGCGCAGCACCTCGGCACCAGCCTTGTCGCGCACGCCCTTGCTGGCCTGCGCGAGGCCGGCGGTGATCTTGTCGACCTGCTTTTGAAGCTCATCGGCAGCGGTGGTATCGCCTGGGTTGCCGGTGCCGCGCAGCATGTCGATCTGGTTTTGCAGCTCGGTGGTTATCTTGATCGTCGAGCGCTGCATCGCGGCCACCGAGATCTCGGCTTGGGCGCGGGCGCGGTCGAGCGGGTCGACGATGAGCGCGGCCATGCCAGCCGCCGCCTGATCGGCGAACTGGGTGGCCAGGTCATTGGCCTGTTGCCAGCTTTGAGCCCATTCTTTGGCATGGGCGCGCGACTCTTCGAGCGCCTTGCCTTCGAGCTTGGCCTGCAGATCGAGCGGCACCAGGCCACGCTGGGCGGCCAGGTCGGCGATCTGGGTGCGCAGGGCGATGGCCTTGGCTTGACTCTGAATGGCGTCAGCCGGGTCTTTGGGCTTGTAGGCCTGCTGCAGAGCCAGCTCGGCACGCATGGCGCGCTCTTTTTCAGCCAGGCGGGCGTCTTGAAAGCCGGCCAAGCGGCGCAGGTCGTCTTCGTCAGACAGATAGCCCTGGGCACGCATGATGGCCAGGCGCTTTTCTTCGGTGTCGATGATGGCCAGGCGAGCCGCGCTGCCGGCCTTGATCTTGTTGAGCAGCAGGGTCTGGGTGGCCTCGGCGGCAGCGAGGGCGTCTTTGTCGGCGTATTGCTCGCGCAGGCGCTGCTCGTCGCGAGCGACCAAGGTGGGGTCGAGCAAGGCGCTGCTCGGGTTGACGGCGCGAATGCGCTCGACCATCTGGCGGTACTTGCCCAGCTCGAGCTGGATGCGGGCCTCGCCGGTCAGAGACTGCTCACGCATCTGCATGAGATCGCCCGTGGCGGCAATGCCTTCTTTTTCTTTGCGCTGGCGCTCGCCTTCGAACTTGGCGTTGTCCTGCACCGCCGCGTTGAGCTTGTTCAACAGGTCAAGCTGCGACTGGGTTTGGGCGATCAGCCGAGCGCGGGTGCCTTCTGGATCTAAAGCTCCGCGCACGGAATCGGCGAGCCCAGCATTGGCGAAGGGCACAGGGCCTTGTAGCTGCTTGAGGCGCTGCTGCAAGGCGTTGATGCGCTCGCCCGTGGTCTCAACGCGACCGACTCCCGTCAGTGCGTCCCACATGGCCTTGCCCTTTTCGGTCCAGAAGTTGAGCGCGGTATCGAGCGGGCCCAGATTGGCCTTGTAGCTGTCGACTACACCCTTGACTGCATCGGCGTACAGCTGCTGAGCCAAGCGGGCAGCCTCGGTCTTCTTGCCAGCTTCTTCGAGTGAGCGGATCTGCTCAAGCTGGGTTGCCGTGAGGTAGTTCAGCTCTTCATTGAGCTTTTGTGTAGCCTTCGTGGGTTCGCTGGCCAGCTGCTTGAAGGCGTCGGCAATCTTGACCACCGAGCCGCCGCCATACTTCTCGGCTTCGAGAGCGATCTTGGTGAACTCTTTCAGCTTGTCTCCAGGTACGGCACCGGTGGTGGCGATGCTGCTCAGCGCCGACGTTGCTGAGCCGCGAGAAACACCCCCGTTGGCCAAGCTGCCTGCCATCTCCTTGATGCCCGACACGGTGATGCCCAGCAAGGAGCCGTTGCCCTGCAGCGTTTTCACCATCGCCTCAGACTCTGCCCGCCCCTGGCTGAAGGCATAGGCCAGCGTGCCGGCCGCAGCAGCGGCGATGGTGATCGGGTTGACGAGCCCCAGCACATAGCCGCCAATGGCCTTGGCGGCGGGCGCCACGCCCCCGAACATGTCTTTGAGCTGGCCGCCTTGCTGCAGCAGCACGGTGAGCGGCTTTTGGCCGCCCTGCAGGCTGGTGACGATGTCGGTGAACTGCGCGGGCACACCGCGCAGCGCGGCGGCGGTTTGGGCTGCCGACACACCCATGCTGCCCAGGCCGCGCCGTGCCTCTTCTTGCTTGATGCGCGCGGAATCGAGCTGCTGAAGATAGGGTCGCAGGGCCTCGACGTTCGCGCCGCGCTGGTTGGCCAGCGTTTCGAAATACTTGGCAGTGCCCTTTTCACCGGCCTCGAACTGAGCGGTGGCGCGCTGCACGCTGCTGATGATGCTCGACGTGGCTCGATCGATCTTGCCCGCCGCAACGCCGCCCCCGGCCCCCATGCGATCGACGCTCTTGGCCGCCGCATCGGCAGACGACGACACGGCCTGAGCCATGTCGCGCGCCGACTGCTTGATTTGCGAGAAGCCGGTTTCGACCTCTTTGCCGTCTACGCCTACGGATAGCTGGGTTCGTCGTTCGTCTGTCATGGTGGCTCAGTCGTATTTGATGGCCATCGCCTTGAGGGCGGCGGCTTCGAGCACTTGCACGTCGGCCAGCAGTTGCGGCCGGTCGGAGGCGGGCACGGCGTGCATGTCCATCAGGCTCATGAGCACGCCGTAGTCGAGGCCCGTGGGGCCGGCGAAGCCAACACGCCATTGCGTACGCATGTCCACCAAGAGGCAGAAGGCCGGCCAGTTTTCTGGCCAGACTTCAACGCTGTCGATGGCATAGTCTTCTGGCGCCAGGCCGCTGTTGCCCAGCTCTTCAGGCGTGGGCAGGCGGTGGTAGTAGGCTTCACCGGCGGCCCTCAGTTTCCCAAGCGGCCTTCGGTCACGGCGGCGCGGTAGTCCTCCATGATCTGAATGGCGGCGGCCGGCAGTTCGTCGGCCAGTTGCTGGGCGCTTGCCTGGTTGAGGGGAACGTCGAGATCCCAGGCCGATACGACGTTGAGGATGTATTCGGCGTTTTGCCCGGCCGTCTTGGTCATCAGGTCCGTCATGGTGACGGGCGTGCCATCGGCCATCTGGGCGCCTTCGGCCTTGGCCTGCTCGACCATCGAGTCGACCATCTGGCCGAACTCGACGCGGGTGCGGTACTTGAACGTGACGTTGATGGTGCCGGTGGTGCCATCGAGCAGCGGGAAGCTGACCGCCTTCTTGAACGATTCGGGGCGTTTGCCCAGGGTGACGTTTGCCATGTTTTACCTTCGCGGGGTTGAGGGTCGTGGTGATGTAGCCCGTGCCCAGCCCTGCCGCCCCGCGAAGAGCGAACAGGGCCGGGTCGGTGCGCGGTGGGCCTCAATGAGAGGCGGGATCAGGAGGCGTAACGGGTGACGCGGTTGTTGCCGTTGAACGTGGCTTTGACCTTGTTGATCTGGCCATCGGTGAGCGACACGTTTTCGTTCAGGGCCACGGTGCAGGGGAGGTACAGCACCGAGCCCGAGCGGGTGACCATCTTCATGATGGTGTTGGTCTGCACGTCGGTCAGGCTCTTGAGTGCGGTGTAGCCGGCCGACCCGATGGAGTCGGCGTCCAGATCGAACGAGTACTGCGTGGCGGCGAAGCCGTCGTTGATCGAGTACTCGACGTCGGACTCGACGAAGCGGTACGTGACGTTCTTCGGGTCGCCACCGCTCGAAGAGGGGTTCATGACCGTGGTGATCTGCGTGAACGCCGTAACCTTGCGAACCGACCCCACGCCCGTGCCGGCCGGGAAGAAGTTGGTGTTGCTGGTGTCGAGCAGCTCAGCCGCGAACGTGTCGGCCGTGACGCTCTTGACGCGTGCCGCGCGCAGGTTGGCGCGGCCCCAGCCGCTGGTGATTTCGATGATGTCGCCGTTGCTGTAGCCGTGCGCGACCGACGTGAACACGGCCTCGCTGGCATTGGTGACGACCGTGGTGGTCTTGGACGGGCCGAATGCCGTGGCGACGTAGAAGGTGCTGCCGGTAGGTACCTGGGCCATGATGATTCCTTTGGATCAAAAAAACCGGCCTGGTTGAGGGGCCGGCGGTTACGCCCAAACGGGCAACAAAAAACCCGCCCTGGTTGCCCGGGGCGGGTTCATAAGGTTGGGTGGCTTGGCTCTACCTCGCCGCCCAGATTTCAAAGTCTTGATGGCAGCCGCGCAGCACATTGCCGTCGTCGACTGCCCCGATCAGGCCGCCCAGCGGGCGGGCTTGCAGGGTGTTGCTGGCCACCAGGGCGCCCTCGATGGCGCGCATGAGTGCGTTGGCGTCTTTGCGTTCGTCATCCCACACGGTGATCTGCACGTAGGCGCCCACCTTGTTGGGCAGCGTGCCCTCAACGTAGAGCGGCGCCGGGCCGCCTACCTGCTGCCACACCACGTAGGGGCGTGCCGTGCCCACGGGCGCCACATCCGGGAAGGTTCGCGGGCACTGCGCCTGCAGCGCGGTGAAGAGATCGGCTTCGAGCGTCACAGCTGCTCCATCTTCTTCAAGATCACCGCCTTGGCGGCCTCCATGGCTGCCGGGAACTTGGCCATGGCCGGGCGCAAGAACGGTTTGGCCGCCACCAGCTTGGGCGTGGGCAAGGGGCGGTCTTTGTGCGTGGTGAAGCGCTTCGTTTGCGGGTCGTAGCTGACTTCGTAGCGCTGCAGGTGCCCAAACTCCACCAGGTGGCCGTGAGGCGCTTTGCGCCGGTTCCAGCTCACGTGGTAGGTGCTGTGCAGGTCGTTCGACTGCGATTTGCTGAACACTTGGTAAATGGCGCTGTCGAGGTTGCCGGTATGGCGCTTGAGCTTGCGCACGTTGCGCTTGACTTCGTCGTACAGCACCTGGGCGCCTGCCTGTGCCGCCGGGCGAATGGCGCTGGTGAGCTGGCCGTCCATCTCATCGATCTGGCCAAGGAACCCGGCCAGGTCGAACTCGCACGAAAACGACTTGCGGCTCATTGCACCACCTCGCAGACCAGATCGGTGTAGTCGGCCCCCGTGGGGGTGGGCAACACGGCCTCCACGTCCAGCAGCACCGATCCCCACACCACGCGCCAGTCGACCTGCACATCGGTGCGCGCGCGGATGCGGACTGACGCACGCACCACGCCGCCCACCTTGTCGGCGCGAATCGTCTCGACGCCGCCTTGCATGCGCACGTCGGCAAACACGGTGTCGACGTCGGTGAAGCCCACGGTGGGCTGGCCCACTTCGTCTTGCCCCGCAGCGGGCTGCCGGAGGGTGACGAGATCGCGCAGCTTGCCGGCTCTCATAGGTAGAGCCTCGACGGGTCTAGCAGGCCGATCAACAGCGGCGATGCGACCATGTTGTTCTTGTCGAGCGTGGCCTCGGGGTTGTCGAGCCACGCCCCGGCCTGGGCGATGATGAAGTCGCGCACCGCGGCGGGCACATGGGCCGCGTCGGCATAGCCCGCTTGAAAGGTGATGCGCACGCGGGCACCGGCGCGGTTGCCTAGCGTAGGCCAGGTGGTGCCATAGGTGGGCAGCACCGACGAGAGCAGCGGGCCGGGCTCCAGGCTGTAGGCGGTGTTCGACACCGTGACCCACGCTGAGCCCGACCAGTACTCGACCGCCGTGACGCTGATGATGGGCGCCGTGGGCAGCACGATCTCGCCATACGTGCCCGGGAAGTTGGCCAGCTCGCCGCCGGTGCTGGGCCAGTCGACCAGGTCGAGCCGCAGCGTTTGCGGCATGAGCGCCCGCCCCGTCTCGTGCTCGGCCACCTCGCGCGCGCTGGTGATGCGGCGCCCGATCTCGGCATCGAGCGCCGAGCCGGTGAAGCGCAAGGCGAGCTTGGCCTCTGCCACGCTGACGGGCTCGGTGGATGGGGGGGTGAGGGTGATGAGGGTCACGATTTGGTGTGGATGCAAAAAAAGACCGCCTCAGTTGCCCGGGGCGGGTGGTGGGTGGTTAGGCGAGGGTGATAGACCCAGACCGAACCGTGCCGTCTGTGCCCTTGAGCTTGAAGGTGATCTGCGTATTGCTCGTGGCCTGCACCATCAAGTCGCCGTTGTTCGCGGGCGTTACGGACGCTGAAGGAACCGTAGTAACGTCGCCTATGAAACGGTGATTCGACCGCGATGACTCATCGGCCTGAGCCCACTGCACGTCTGCGCCAATAAATTTGACGCCAGCGAACCCGGCGGTCTGCCCGGAGGTGCCGAAGCGCAGACCGCTAAGGCCCGTTTGCGCGTTGTTCCAAATCGTCAGGTAGCCGTCCGCCGGGCTATACAGCTTGGTCTTCGCAGACCAGATAAGTTGCTGACCGCTGGCAATCGTCGGGTTGCAACCTGCCCCGAACGTCACGTCGTACCCACTGAAGTTCGTCGGGCCGCCGCTGACGTTTAGGCCCTTCAACAGATTCACGATTGACGGGAAATAGTTGCCGACGCCGTAAGCCGCTCCGTCCTGGCGGTGGTCGAGCACCAGCCACTTGTATTGGCCGGCATTACCCGCGCCCACCACGCACGGCGTGTAGCCGCTTTGGAAGCCCGCGATGAATGTGCCACCGCCAGACTGAGCATTCGCACCGGCCAGCACATAGGCGATGGTCGAGCCGTTCGTATCCCACAGCGTGTTGGGGCCGAAGACATGCTCGCCGCTGCGATCCATGCGCGCGAAATAACCGTAGTTGGTCATTTCGAAAAGGTTGCCCTTCACGATGCAACCAAGCGTCGGATAGTTGACGCTCCCAGCGAATTCAAGGAATGGGCCGCTCAAGAAGACCGGCGAGCCCGTCATCGCACCGAAGCCGCTGGTGTCAGTCGATCCTGCAAAGAGCTGCACCGCGTTCGCAGTCGTCACCGTGGCAGCGAGGGCCTGTCCATTGAGCGGTGCCCAGTTGCCGGTAAAGCCGCTCACACGCAGTCGAATGATGTCGCCTACGGCCCATGGGTGGGATGGGATCGTGAATGTGCACTGCGCTGCGTTCGTGGCCGCCGTGATAGCCGTGGTTTCGGGGTTTCCGCACGACAGCGAAATGGTGTTGTCTTTGAACTTGATCGCGTTGGCTGCGCCGTTGAAGATCGCTCCCTTGCGAATGCGGTCGAAGAACACATTGCGCACTTCGGTGTTGTAGCCCTGAAACGCACTCGTGATGGTGTTCGAAATCAGGCCAGAACCACCGAACACGAAAGCGTCGTTCAGGTTGGTCGAACCACTGAACGCCATGTCGTGGAAGTTCAGAGTCGTCGCGGTCGTGTAGATGAACGGCGAGGTGTCCGTGCCGCCGTTCTTGATCGTGATGTGATCGACCTCGAACGTTCCGTTGCCCTGCGTGATGACCTTAGCAATCGGGGCGTTGTAGCGCAGGTCAAGGCAGTCGGCGGGCGTCGAAACCTTGGTGCTGCGCCAGTACCCATCGTTTCCAGCGCCCGACGCGCTCGTGATGCGAATCGGAGGCTGGCTCAGGATGGTCGCGCCATCATTCGGCAGCGTGATCTGACCCAGGCACAGCAGCACACCAGCGACAACAATCGTGCCGCCACCGGCCGCGTAGACCTTTTGCAGCAGCGCGTTGAACGCCGCCGTGTCATCGGTCACGCCATCGCATGCGCAGCCGTTTGTGTTGGCCAGCCACCACTTGCCTACACCCCATGCCGCTGCTGCTACTGCGGCGGAGCCCTTCGCTGAGCTTCCACCACCTTTAACCGACACACCAGCGCCAGTTGACGGATCAGTCACCGCCGTCATCGGATCCTCTTGCCGCAGCATGGCCACATGCGTTACCTGCGTGGCACCGCCCGAGATGGCGGCGGCAACGATGGTCGAGTCGTCTTCAACCAGCTTGCGGCTCTTTAACCAAGCCGCGTTGGCCGCGCTCATGGTGATGACCGTGCCCTTGGCATAGGCCTGGCCTTCCAGCTCGAAGCCGGCTACTGCGAGTACTTGTGCCATCGTTGCACCTCTTCAATATGGGTTTCGATCAGGACGATGCGGCCGGTTGAGCGTCTGCGGCAGCAGGTGCCTCGGCGGCGGCCGGCTCGGCACTGGCTGCAGCCTGCTCAGCAGCCGGCTCGGCGGCGGCTTGAGCGTCAACCGCGGCGGGGGCATCGGCCTCAGCCGTGGTGGCGGTGGCGGCTGCACGCGAGCGCTTGGCGGGCTTGGCTGTGGCTTGCTCGACCAGGTCGATCTGCTGTTGAGCGGGTGCCGGCTCGCCCGTGCCTTCTGACGGCAGATCGCCGGTGGCCGGCTCTTCGGGCAGGCCGTGGCGCACGATGCGGGCGTTTTCGCTCAGGGCGAACTCGACGGCGGCGGGATCGGGGTCAACGTCGCCAGCCTTGGCGTGGGCTGCGATCAGCTCGGCATCGGACTCGAGAATGTCGCCAGCGGCCGCAAAGGCCAGGCCGACCAGCACGCGAGCGCGGGCGGTTTGGATGAGGGTCATGGTTTGCTCCAGGTTTGAAGAGCCAGGCCCGCCGGTGTGTGGCTGAGGCCTGGCCTGAGTGCTTCAGACGGTGGCGTGTGCCAGCCGATCAGGTCGCGCTGTGGCGGTAGGTCTTGACGCCAGCGGTGTCGAGCAGGTTGCCGCCCGCACGGCACCAGGCCATGAAGCCGACTTGAGCCAGCTTGATGTAGGCGCTGTCTTCGAAGCGGAAGAGCGTGATGTCCATGGCGTCGCGCACCATGTACTTCTTGTGCTGGCCGAAGCTCAAGGAGTAGTTGTTGGCGCCAGGAGCCGGCATGTCGTTGTTGATTTCGACTTCGTAGCCCAGCAGCAGATCGGGGGTGCCGACCCCGAGGCCGGCGTCGTAGCTGGGCGTCCAGATCGGGCGGCCGGCGGTGTCCTTGATCTTGCGGATCGTGCGGCGCAGGGTCTGGCCGAACATCCAGTTGAGGTTGCCCTCAGCCTGGTAAGCGATGTCGATCGAGTCGACCAGGTCAACCAAGTCGTCGTAGATGATCGTGGTGGTTTGACCCGTCGTGCCTGTTTTGCCCACGCTAGCCGCCGTGACGAGGCCGTTGGGTTCGCCAGAGCCGCTGCCTTGGGTGAACTTCAGGTTCTGGATGCGACCAATGCGCTGACGGATGCGCTTGTTGACCAGGCCGACAACATCAACCGCGCTGTCTTGCAGCAGCTCGATAGGCACTGCGATGACCTTCGAGCTGAACTTGACGACGTTCAGCGGCACCGTGCCAAAGCTGATGTCTGCGCCGGTAGCCGTCGTGTTCTGGGCGATGATTTCGCCAACTTCAGAGGTGCCGTCGCTGGTCGGGTAGCTGAGGTCGTTGCCGCTGCCGGTGACGAGGCGATCAGCGCGGCGGCGCATGGCGCCGTAGTCCTTCATGGTGTCGACCAGATCGCTCGACACTTGCGAAGGCACGGTGTAGCCGCCTTGCGAGCCCGTGGTGGTGCTCATGGTGTTGCGGATGAGCTCAGCCTGTTCGCGCGTCATGTCTTTGGTCATGGTGCGCAGGAAGACTTCAACGGCAGCATTGGCCTGGGTCTTCTTATCGGCGGTGTCCTTCTTAGGGATGACGTTCGCAGCTTGCTCATCGAGCAGCTTTTGATGCGCAGAGATTTGGCGATCGGCGGATTCGATTTGCTCGGCCAGGGTGTCGAACTTGGTCTGGTCTTCTTTCGACCAGATGGTGGAGCCCTTTTCGGCCAGCAGGTGGTTGGCTTGGCGCGAGAGTTCGTTGCGTTGCTCGCGCAGTGCTTGGATGCTCATATCAGTCCTTTCGAGAGTGAGCAGGGAAAAAAAAAGCCACCCGGGGGGTGGCTTGGCTTTCGCTGCGCGAGTGCGCTAGGCGATCTGGAGGAGCCGCAGGCGGCGTTGGTTGTTCGCGTGCACGAGCGCCCAGTCAGGCGCAGGCGGATCGGGGTCTTCTTCGGGCGCGGGCGCGTTGGCGTAAGCGCTCAGGTTCCAGGCGCGCATGGCGGCCTTGGGCGACGTTTTCTGGGTGTTGGTCAGCACGCTGTTGACGAACTTGGCTTCGACGGCCTGGTCGGCGGTGAACCAGGTCTCGGCGTCCATCAACGCGGTCATGTGGGCGGCATCGCCGCCGGTGTGGCGGGCGTACTCGGCAGCGAGCTCGGCGTCGAACGAGGCGAGCAGCTGGTGCATCTCAAGCATGGCGTTGCGATCGCCAATGGCGAGCGTCCAGCCGTTGTGGATCATGAGGCGCGAGCCCTGCACGATCTGAGCCTCAGCAGCAGCCATGACCAGCAGCGTGGCGGCGCTGGCGGCCACGCCTTCGATGATGGCGGTGACCTTGCCCGAGTAGCCGGCGATCACGGCTTGCATGGCGCGACCTTCGAAGGCGTCGCCACCGGGCGAGTTGATGTGCAGGGCCACATCTTTGCCATCGGCCTGGGTGAAGGCGGCGCGCAGGTCGGCCGCCGAGACGCCCCAGTCGGCCGAGATGACGCCCTCGACGTAGACGTTGGTGCCGGTGGCTGAGCTTTCAGCGCGCACGCGGTGTTGCTGCTGGGCGTTGTCGCGCAGCAGTTGAATGAGTCGGGTCATGGTCAGGCCCCTTGCTTGCCGCTCGGGTCTTGCGGCGGGTTGGGTTGGGTGGTGGGTGCGGACTTGCTGTCCGGTTCGAAGAGGGTGTCGCCGCCTTCAACAGGGGGCAGGTTCTTGGCCTTGCGCACTTCGTTCTTGGTCATCCAGCCCGGTCCGGAGCCGGGGCCGCCGAGGGCCGACTTGAAGAGGTTGGCTTGTGCCTGCAGGTTGGCCGCGAGCAGGGCATCGCGGTCGAACTCGATGAAGTACTTGGCTGTGCGGAACAGCTTGCGGTTGAGCTCTTGCTCGATGCTCACGAGGTGCGGCTGAAGCGTGTACATCACGAAGGCGATGTTCATTTCTTCGATGCCGCTGCCCCAGCTGGTGGAGGCCGAGGTCTCGCCGATCATGTGCGGAGGCACGCCGAAGGCGCGGGCCACGTCGATGACCTGATAGCGGCGCGAGTCGAGCAGCTGGGCGTCTTCGGGGGTGATGTTGAGCGACGTGGCCTTGACGCCCTGGCTGAGCACCAGCGGGTTTTTGTGCGCGTTGGCCAGGCCGCTGTAGCTCTCGCGGTAGGCCTTGCGCAATTGATCGGCTAGGTCAGGATCCACCTTGTTGGGCGACTCGAGAACGATCGACGCATGGGCGCCGTTTGCGAAGAACTTGCCGGCGTATTCGTCCATGGCCAGGGCGTTGCCGGCGGCGTTGCGCGCCGCGTGCGAGATGACCGAGCAGCCGCGGATGCCGTCGAACCCGAAGCCGGGGAAGTGCAGCATGTCGTCTTGCTCGACGCCTCGGGTGCTCAGCCCATCGTTGACGGCGTACATGAGCCGCGATCCGACTTGCAGTGTTTGCTGCGACGGCGTGACAGCCTCCCACGGGAAGGGCACGAGCTCGCTGATGGTGCCCGAGCGCTTGCGGCGGATCTCGGTGAAGCCGTCGCCGCGAAGCAGTTTGCTGTCGATGACCTGGTTCCAGTGAGAGGACGCTGCATAGGCCGCCGCCGGCTGTTCGTTGAGAAGCCACCAGAGGTCGGCGTTGTCGATGCGGCGTCGCTCGTATTCGCGGCGCTGGTCGTTCCAGGTGCGCTCGTAGATGTGCGCCGGGATCGTGCTGATGCCGCCGGCGATGCGGGTGACGCAGGCGTAGACGGCCGAGACGCTCTTGGCGGTGTCTGCATTGACGTAGACGCCGCTGGATGCCGCGCGGGCGCCCAGCAGTTCGAGCACTTCGGGGTCGGACGAGCGCACCACGCGGGTGGCGTTGTTGACCTCGGGCGTTTGATCGAAGGCGGGCTCGGCGCGGCTTTCGGCAGAGGCAGGCGAGAGCCAGGCCGAAATTGCAGCTTGGGCGCGGTTGAGCAGGGTCGTCATAGCACCACGAAGCCTTGGTCGATTTCTTCGGACTCGGACGGGGTCATGGCGCGGCCCAGGGCCAGCAGCATGGCCACGGGGCCGTCGATCTTGTTTTCTTCTCGGGCCTTGCAGGGGTGCTTGAGGCCGGAGTACTTGCTGGTCGTGACGACGACGTTGGAGATCATCCAGGTCATCACCGGGTTGGCGTCGTGTTCGAGTTGTCCGGTGAGCACGAGGTTTTCAACCTGGATCAGCGGCTGGGTGAAGAACGACGAGGCCTGGCGCACTTCGACCAGCGGGAGGCCCTCTTCGATGAGCTTGGTGGCGAAGTAGCGCGACAGGGCCGGGTCGAACGGGATCTCGCGCACCTGGAAGTCGCGGCAGAACTGGCGCAGGTCGTCGGCCACCACGTCGAAGTCGGTGACGTTGCCATCGGTCATGTTCACGTAGCCAGCACGTGCCCAGCCCTGCAGGTGGGCGTTGCCCGACTCGGCGATGGCGGCCTCGTTGAGGTAGAGGCGCACGAACTGGTGCCAGCGCTCGCCACGGCGGAACACGAGCGACAGGGCTGCGAAGTCGCGCTTCTCGGCCAGGTCCATGCCGATCCAGCAAGGCTCGCCGTGGAAGTCTTCAAGGCGCATGCCGGCATTGCCGCAGCGTTCCCACCCCGGCATGTCCATCCAGACCGAGTCGGAGCTGATCCAGACGTTGAGGCGCTTGGTCAAGAAGTTGCCGGCAGCGGACGGCATGGCCAGGGCCTTGCGGCAGGCGCCTTCCATGTCGTCCATCTTGACGCTGACGCCCAGGTTGGGGTTGGCCTTGCGCCAGACCTTGGGATCGTGCCAGGCATCGCCTTCGTCGATGGTGTAGATGACGCCGTACCAGGTCTCGTCGACCACCGTGCCTTCGAGCACCTTGATGGTGTAGTCGCGTTGCTCGTAGCAGACGCCCGAGCGATCCGACCCCGCCGTGGTGATCATGCTGAGCAGCGGCTGGCTGCGGGCGCCGGTGGCCGAGTCGATCACGTCGAGCACGGCGCGGGTCTTGTGGGCGTGCAGCTCGTCGATCGAGCCGCCGTGCACGTTGAGGCCGTCGAGCGTGCTGCCTTCGGCGTTGAGCGGCTTCATCGAGCTGGCGGTGCCGGGCACGGTGATGTCGTGCTTGCCCACCTCGACGCCAAAGCGCGACAGGAACTCGGGCTCGCGCATGGCCATGTTGCGGGCCACGTCGAACACTTCGCGGGCTTGCTCGCCCGTGGTGGCGGCGTTGTACACGTGGGCGCCGGGCTCGCCGTCAGCCGTCAGCATGTAGAGGTCGCGCGCCGCGATGCGGGTGCTCTTGGCGTTCTTGCGGGCGATCTCTTCGTAGGCGCGGCGGAAGCGGCGCAGGCCGGTGTCGCGGTGCACCCAGGCGAAGAGTTGGAACTCGGGGAAGACTTGCCAGTCTTCGAGCTTGATCTTGGCGTAGGTGATGCGACCGTCGACGTAGATCGGCTTGGCCCACTCGCCCTTGATGTGGGGCATGAGCTCCTGGAAGCGACACGCACGGCTGCCCTTGGCCTCGTCGATGACGTAGGGGAAGTCGGGCGAGCCGATGCGGTCCAGGTCGCTCAGGAAGCGTTGACACGCGAGGCGCTCGAAGCGGCCGGCGATCTCTTCGCCCAGGCTGACGCGCCGCGCGTATGCCTTGGCGCGGTCGAAGTAGGTCAGCTCGGTCATGACCAGTCCGCGAAGCTGGAGGGCGGTTGCGACGGGTTCGGCGCGGCCGGCGTTTCAGGCTTGCCAGCGTTCACGTCGAAGAGCGGGAGCTGCGCGCGGATGGCGGTGGTGACCTTTGCGCGGGCATCAGGGCGCATGCCGAAGCATTCGAGCTGGCGATGCAGCTTGTCTTGCTCGCGGGTGAGCACCTGATACATGGCCGACTGGATCCGCAGCCCGTTGGGCGTGGTGTCGAAGTAGGCGTCGGCGGGGTCCTTACCCTCGTCGATCAGCGCGGCTTGGCGCTTGCTGAGAGATGTCTCAAGCAGCTCCAGGCGGCCTACCGTCTGGCACAGCATCGCGAAGGCATCGCGATCGATCTTGCTCAGCAGGTTGTAGTGCAGCAGCTCGGCGCTGATGCGGCGCCATGCCTTCTTCGCGCCGACCGTCAGCCACTTCGGAGCGTCGGGCAGGCCGACCTCGGGCCGAAACATGCTCGACAGATCGAGCGGGCGGTGCCCACGGTTGCCTTCGAGCACCTTCAGCTCGGTGGGCTTGGGCTTGGGTCCCGGCTTAGCCACGATACCCCCCCCACCCCTCTATCTTGCGTGCGCAAAAATTTGAG